TGCTGCGGCTGCGGCTGCGGCTGTCGGATACACGCCCGGGAACACCGCTGCTGTGGTGCAAAGTCCGTACCACAGCATCAATGGCATTTGTCGATCGGTCTCAGTGAAGTCTGTTGCAGACAGTGTTGGCAAGGTCTGGGAGGTCACTGCATCGTTCGGCACTGAGCAGTCTGAGTCTGCGTACACAGCCTTCAGCAGCGACATCAGTGGCGCGTATGTCGATGCGTGGAGGACGACGAGTATCCCATCTGGCGGTACTCCCACAGAAGACGACATTGGTGGCACGAAGATTGACTCCGCCGGAGAACCAGTGTCGCGGTTCATTTGGCAGACAAACATGCAGATCACCAGACGCTACGGCTCCTCTGGTATCTCTGCGGCAATGTCAAACGCTTGGTCTGGGCTTGGAAAGCGGAACAGCGGATCATTCGAGGGTGCTGCTGGAGGTCAGTTGCTATTCAAGGGCTTCAAGGTTCAGAGCATTGGCAAGTGCAGGTGGGAGATCGCATACGACTTCGTTGGAGACGAGTGGTATCACCTCCGGCAAGTTCCAAAGCGCGAGACAGATGGGCGCGTGCAACTCTCTAACAGCAGCGACAACCCGCAGGCTCTGTTGGTTCGCTGGTTTCAGCCGTTCACAGCCACTGCCAACTTCTCGGCTCTCGTTGGATCCGGCTACTCCGTCTGCTCGGACTGAACATGGGAATCAAGCCAGTCATCGGCAAGGGTCTTGGCGCGCTCACTCCGGAAGTGTGGGCTGAAATCGTCAAGGCCATCTCATTTGCAAAATCGAACGCGACTCTCTCCATCTCAGATCAGACTGGGCAGACTTCATTCCCTAGCCTGACTCTTGCGAAGATCACCGGATCGTCCGCGCTCGAAGGCTCTGGGCAGGGAGAACGAAGATGGAAGTATTCATGGAAGCGCGTGGTTCTGCTTGGCTCACAGTCAACATGTACTGGTGAGGAGCCGGAAAATGGGCGCGTCGTTGGATCTCTCACGAACGGAACAACCGACCAGTCTCCATCGACTTGGGCAATCAATCTGTTCGAGATTGGAAACACTTCGATTCTTCGCGGCGGATACACGCATTCTTCTGAGAGCAACGACATCGTTGCATCCAGTGGCTGGCGCACAGTAAAGGTTCCCGACGACACCATCGTTCCGATGATTCCTATGCGACTTGCACAGGGAAGACTTCAGTGGTGCTTCTGGTATCCCAACCCGGTGAGTGGAGCGTGCACCACAGCACTCGTCAACACCTATGACGGTGGCAACTTCTACGGAGTGACTTGATGTCAGACATCATCAGGCTGAAGCGGAGCAACACGCCGGGACTGGTTCCAGATTCTCTGGAGATGTCTGAAGGCGAACTCGCGATCAACACATTCGACGGCATCCTGTACGCGTACAGATCTGGAGCAACTCCAGTCTCCGCAGTTGGCGGACGAACGATTGTGTACACGGATGCGGATCTCACGCTCACTACTGATCTTCACGACGCGTGCATCGTGCAGTCATCTGCTGGTCAGAGGGCTGTATACATCCCATCCTCATCGCAGCAGGCAATCCGCGTTGGATCGACTGTGCAGATCATTCGACTCTCTGGATCTGTCGAGGTGTGGCCGTGCAGTGGGGTGACTCTCTACGCTCCAAACGGTCGCGCTCTCAAGTCAGCGGGATCGTCTGCCTATGCGACGAAGATCGGTGAGGACGAGTGGGTACTTCATGGTGACACATCGAATGGAGACTGGACTCTCTCATTCGACTTCACCACGAACGCGCTCGACTCGCGCTTGACACTGACGCGCGCAACGGTCGGCACATACATCGACTCACTTGGGTTCGTTGCCTCAGCGGCATCCGGCGTTGCGCGATTCACGCACGATCCAGTGACGCTGGAACGCCTTGGCCTGCTCTGCGAACATCAGACGACCAATCGCCTGAACTTCAGCGAGACCTTCGCCGCCACAGGCGGATCGCAGAACAACTGGACGACGACAAATCTGACGCGCACCAGCACGAACAACCTGAGTCCACGGAATGACCTGACTGCTCTGCGGCTCACTGCCACAGCCGCGAACGCGACCATCATCGCGTCTGCTGCGATCGGTTCGTCTGCACAGCGCACGCTCAGCGTCTGGCTCCGTCGCGTGACTGGCACTGGTTCGATCCAGTACACAACCAACAACGGCTCTACATACACCACGCAAGCAATCACGAGCACATGGACGCGGTACACATTCGCCGCGACAACCGAAGCGCAGCAAGTCGGGTTCCGCGTGGTGACATCAGGCGATGCGATCGAGATATGGGGAGCACAGGTGGAGGACGGCGGTGGCTCGTCCAGTTACATCGTCACGACTACTGCGACCGCAACGCGCAATGGCGATCAGTTGACCATGAGCGACATCAGTGCGCTCGGCTACAGCACGACTGCTGGCACGCTGTACCACAGTGGGCGATTCACATACAGCAACAGTGGTTCATATCCAACGCGCGCTGGCTTTATGACGGCTGGAGATCAGCCGACTTGGGAAGTGTTCACGAACGGCAGTCGCCTCTTCTCAGCAGCGCGTGGATCGGGCGCAGCACCAGAAGCGAATCTGACCTATAGCGCGAACACAGCGACGCGATTCGCCGCATCATTCGACGCAAGCCTCTCAACGGCAGAGGTCAAGATCAACCTGAACGGCTCTGCGACATCGGCTGGGCCAACATCGCTGAGCGCGACATTCACACCCACTCGATTCGTGATTGGACGACCGGGATACGAACTGTACTTCTCGGCAGGCCCGATTGCGAAGATCAAATACTGGCCGACGATCAAGACCGCGACTGAGTTGGCGGGGCTTGTCACTTGACGCTGCACAGAAGCAACTGCTGCTGTGCATTGGAACCGCCATGCACGGTGTGCGATCTTCCGTGGAGGTGCACGGACGACTGCGAAGTTTGTGGGCCGCGTGACAGAACGATGCCTCTTCAAGAGGGATCAACGATGAAGATGAAGATTCAGATGGTGACATCCCGAGTGTTCGGAGGTGGCACGCTTCCCGGTGGATGCGATTGCACGGTACTTGTCTTGATGCCATCAAGCACAACGATGGTGCTTGAGTGCGATCCCAATGCAGGACACATCTGGGTCTCGCAATCGCAGCAGGAGATAGAACTGCCATACGCAGACACATCGACTGCATGCGATGCAGCATTCTGCTGTTCAACGATGCAGATGGACTGTGATGTGGTGGTGCGGCAAAACTGCTGGGTTGACGGAGCGGTTGAGGTAGCGTTCGTGCCTTCGTCCGACTACGCGGAAGACATTGCTGCGTCGAATGAGTGCATCGAGTATTACAGGCCATACACCTTCAGGGGGACTACGAGGCTTGCGTACCGGATGTCGATTCGGCTCGAAGACATTACTGCTACTGGCGCGCCATCATGCAAGTATCTGTGGCAGCGCACAGGCACTGCGACGCTCTACGGTAGTTGGAATGGAACGCAGACAGACGACACGGTTGGCATCTTTGACTATGAACCAGTCATTCCGCTTCAAGACTGGAGCGCGGAGGCGATTGGGTTGACATCGGGTTCGACTGCTGAAGAGCGATACAACACGGCGTACAGGTACACAGACTGGTGCACAACGCGAGGCAACTACATCCGCGTTGACTGGGTGAATCAATACGCCTACAGCCGAGACGAATGCAAGTGCGGCGAGTCACGGGAGGGTGAATGCGATCTCAGCATCGGCCAGACAACCGGGCCGACTTACTATGGACTTGATCTTCAGCCCGGATTGAATAACGCATGCAGGTGTCAATACAGTGCCTACACCGCAGCAATCAAGTTCTGTTCTGGGGCAACAGTCACATACACCGGATCGGGGAATACGGGAACGAAAACGGTGTCTCAGTTGTGCGTGGATGACTACTGGACTCTCGACCCGGGGCCGTTCGACACCACATCAACATGGACTCGATACCCCGGTTCAATGTCGTTTCAATACACGGCTGGACAGGCGGAAGTGTTCACCTTCGTTGGGCCATCTGAGTCGCTGGTCAAGCCTTCCTCGTATCAGTGTTACCCATGCCTTGATATCTGCGACAGGAACGCAGGCGAAGAATGCTGTGAACAAAAGGTCTGCACTCCGACATGCGCCCTCACAACTATCTCCTACACCCTGACGAGCACGGTCGCAATATCGGCTGTCTCGTGTCCCGTGTACTGAGGATCGAAACATGGAAGAACACCGTTCGTACCTTCGTCAAGCCGCCGAGTACATGCGAGCGGAGGCCAGCACTGTCACTCGTGGCGAGACTGCTTCCGAGACGCGTGAGGCTCGCGTGACTGCGTGCCAAGGCTGCGATAGGCGCAAGGACGCGTCTGGAGATCTGCAAGACTCGCTGGGGTTCTGCGGAGCATGCGGATGCTCTGGAAAGCGCGCTGCACTGTCCGTCAAAGTCACCATGCCGGGTGCGAACTGCCCACTGGGCAAGTGGCCTGCCGAGGTGAAGGTGTGCGGAGTCGCTGGCCCCGGCGAGGCACTTCATGCGGCTCGCACTGCGGTGTCATCCGTTGCCATGACGGTAGCGGAGCAGTTGAAAAAACTGAGAGACTTGAACAGTCGGGCTGCTGGTGGCAACGGACAGCCTCCATCCGCGTGACTAGTCTGGGTGACATGAACGGAGACGGCACGGCTTCAAGGACGGTAGCCGCGTGGGTGCAGGTCGCTGTATTCGCGCTCGGGCTTGGCGGTCTCGCTGTGTCGATCGGTCGCAAGGACGCGACGATCGACCAGCACTCTGGTCAACTCACTGAACTGAAGTCCATCACGGCTGATCTCGTCCGCGCTCAACTGAGCCTGAGTGGAAACGATCAGGTGACAGCGCAGCGACTTCAAGAACTGGAGCGTCGCCTTGCCACGCTTGAAGCCAAGCGATAAGCAGAAGCCGCTTCCGTTTCGCGTCGTTGAGAAGTCGCGGAACATCCATATCGTCGAGATGGAGGCAAGCGCGCGCGGCGGTTGGGAGCAATGGTATCTGCTCCGATCGGACGCGCACCATGACAACCCGCACAGCGACCACGATCTTGAGCGCAAGCACCTTCGCGAGTGCGAGCAACGCAATGCTGGGTGGATTGATTTTGGTGATGCCTTCTGTGCTATGGCGGGCAAAGCAGATCCACGACGCGCCAAGCACGGCGTGACTCGCGACGAGCACGCAATCGCGAACGATTACTTCGACTCTCTGGTGAGACACGCAGCGGACTTCTATGCGCCACACGCGCGCAGGTGTGTCCTGCTGTGTCGCGGAAATCACGAGACAGGAGTTCTCAAGAATCAGGAAACGGATCTCACTGAGCGGCTCGCCGAACGGCTCAGTGAGCGACTCGGATCTCCGGTGATGACTGGTGGCTACGGTGGCTTCATCCAGTTCAGAACGAAGGTAGCCAACACCGTGCACACTCTGACGATGGCCTACTTTCACGGCTCGGGTGGTGGCGGCATGATGACCTTCGATACCCTTCGAGTTCGTCGGCAAGCGTCGTTTCAACCCGACGCTGATGTGTTGGTGTGCGGTCATGTGCACGAGCGATGGTGGCTCCAGACGGCTCGCTATCGACTGCGGACGAACAACGGCATGTACCGAGTGACTGTCGAGCCGCAGCACCATGTGCGAACTGGCACTTACAAGCAGGAGCACGGCGACTCATTCGGCGGATGGGCTGTCGAAAAGGGAATGCCGCCGAAGCCGATTGGTGCGATCTGGATGCGCCTCTATATGAAGCACATCGAGAAGGTGAATGGCATCTCCATCTGGAGACTCGAATGCGAGTTCCACGAGGCATCCTGAGTATCCGAGTTCGGTTCGGTGATTGCACATACACGATCAGGTGGATGCCCGCCAAGCACATGGGCAAGGACTGGGGCCGCTGCTACCCGCGCAGAGGCAAGCGCGGAGTGATCGAGATTCGCCAGTCGCTCAGTGAGAAGAACATGATGGACACTCTGATTCACGAATGCCTGCACGCTGCGAACTGGTGCGCTGACGAAGAGTTCGTTGACGCTACTGCTTGCAGCATCCAGAAGGCTCTCTACGCTGCTGGATGGCGGCGAACCTCAACAAAGGAGAAGAGATGAACAATCAATCGAGTTGGCGCACGAGTCTTGCGGGTCTTGCAGCGATCATGGTTGCTGTCGGTGCGGCTGTGAAGGCGTTCACGGACAACGATCCTCTGACGGTTCCAGACATCGGAGCATGCGTCGCAGCAGTGATCGCTGGCATCGGTCTGATTCTCGCGCGCGACAACAAGAGCGCACAGTGACGCAGTGGCTCGCGTCGATGTGCGCGGCAATCGTCGCGCTGTTGATTGAGCGATACGGATCTCTGTTCGGCAAGACGATTGCCAAGGATGCAACACATGACACGAGCACTCTTCGTCGCGCTGGCTCTCGCATTCGCAAGTGGATGCAATCGCGTCACACTCGTCACTGAGGGAAGCCCAATCCGAATCGGGCCAGACGCGCGCGCGCGCGTGTATGTGCTGACGGATGATGGGTGGACGCTCTCACCAGATGCGGTCGAGATACCAGAGGGCTGGTACTGCGTTCCGCCGTCATTCGTTGACGATCCTACGGCTGCACAGTGACTGAACCTGCGGCCCTGTGGCCCCGCGTTTCCCATGCAGGAAACGCGGGCTTTTGCATGGGTTGACCCTACCTTCCCCATCGGGTAATATCCGTGTGTCAGGTTCTTTGACAAGTGAGGCACTGGAACGGCAAACGAGCCGCGCGCCCCGAACGGCGCATCGCGGCTCGGCGAACGGGACGACCGACACGACAGGTCGAATAAGGCGACAACGCTGAAGACGCTTCCCGAAACGATCACCAAGCCGCTCTCTCCCGGACAGACTTTGTGCGAGTCGATCACCTAACGGAGTCCACTGAGAGAGCAGATCATCGAGCCGCCAGAAACTCGGAAGCCCAAGAGACCGAGCCTGCCTCACGACGACAAGCAAGCGCGAGTCCGACAGACTCAGTAAAGCCAGCACCTCTAGCGAAGAGCAACGACGAGGCCAGCATGGTGGGAACGGTCGGGACGAAGCGACGAACAGAGCGACGAGCATCAGCAAGTGGGACGACCCACCTATGCCAGACCAGTGTGAGTGTGACGCACGAGGCGAGGCGCGGTGAAGTGCTCGGAGCGGAGAACCTGAAGCGCAACGAACGCAAGAAACAGAACAAGCCACGCCGACCTTCGGTCAGGAGGGTCGGCTGGCCTGCGCTGTTGCAGGAGACACTGACTCGAACGCGGCGCACGCCGCAAGGAGAACGCCATGACGAAGGCCAAGAAGGTCACGAAGGTCAACACGAAGAAGTTCAAGAAGGTCAAGGTTCGCCTCACTGGCACAGACGGCAACGCCTTCGCTGTGCTCGGCAAGGTTGGCAGAGCACTCAAGGCCGCTGGCGCGACGGCGAAGGAGGTCAACGCCTTCTACAAGGAAGCGATGGCTGGCGACTACCTCACGCTGCTGGCGACGGCGATGAAGTGGGTCACTGTCACCTGACGGGACGAGACACGCACGCTCGCTCGCGCGAGCGTGCTGTCCCGCATCGTCGCGGGTTCACTACCTCGAACGCGGCGCATGCCGCAAGGAGTTCACTATGCGATTCGTGAGGAACCAAAACCGAAAGCAGCAAGAGCGCGTGCTGCTCGACACCGTTGTTCGCAAGGCTGCGGAAGTCGGGTTCAAGGTGACGGCTGTGTACGACGGAGAGGAGTGGGTGAAGTTCGAGACCACGCCCACGCCGGAAGAACTGGCTCGTGTGGCCTTCGCAACGGACGACGCTCAGGTGCAGTTCAACGGCAAGCAGTGGGTGTTCTTCGTCTGGGGCAACGGTGTCGATGCCGCAACTGACTGGGGCGTTGGCAACGAGGCGTTCGCGAAGGCCGTCGAGGAGGCGACGCAACAGGTGTACGAGGCGTTCGCGCCTTGACGGGACTCGCCACGCACGCTCGCTCACGCGAGCGTGCTGGCCTGCATCGTCGCAGGATTCACTACCTCGAACGCGGCGCACGCCGCAAGGAGTTCACACATGGCACGGCTCTACGCTCTCATCAACGAATGCGCTCGCAAGACCACGCCGACCGCTCGCGCGCACTACCAAGTGGCGGCGACTGTGAAGAACTGGGAGTACGCGGTGGAGGCTCGCATCGACCGCGCGAAGACAGAGGCTCAGGATCAGTTGACGCTGCGCGTCACCAACCTGCGGACGCGCGAGACGGTTGAGGTCGCAGCGGACGAGATCGCGAAGGTGTTCGCTGCTGCGAAGGCGAAGCAGCAGCGCGCTGCGAAGAAGGCGGCGAAGCGCGCCGCCGAGGAGGCTGCACTGACCCGAGCCGTCATCGAGGAGCCGTGGCTGGCTGCTCAGGTGCTGGCTGCTTGACGGTCGCACGCCAGCGCAAACATTCAAGTTTCTTGAATCCTTATGCCTGCATCGTCGCAGGAGACACTGACTCGAACGCGGCTCATGCCGCAAGGAGTTCACTATGGCTCTCTACTGGGATCTCACTCGCATCAAGAACTACAAGGTCGTGGCGATCAATCCAGAAACGCTCCACCCGTTTCAGACGGTTGAGGAACTGATCTACCTCACCATGAAGATCGGACTTGCCGGGGTGACGGAGAAGAATGTCGAAGAGTGGAAGTGGCGACTCGCCTTCCTGTGGAACACCGGGGGGAACGACTTCTACACGAAGTTCAACACGGAGTTCCTGAAGGGGCTGGTCGGACTCACAACGAATGCGACGCAACTCACTCGCGCTCAGTGGATCAAGAAGTGGCTGAAGAATCAGACGCTGGAGGCTGACTACCAAGCGCGCAAGTGGGAGTAATGGATGAACCCGTAACGGCTTCGGCTTACCGCTCTCTTCGGAGAGCGGGACGGCCTGCTCCGTTGCAGGAGACACTGACCTCAAGCAAAAGGAAACACCATGACCACACCTCTTCCGATCCTTCGCGATGGCCTTGAGTGGAAGCCCGGGACTTGCATGTCTTGCGGTGAAGTCGGCCATGTCTTGCACGACCGCGACGCAACCGTGGAAACGCACGCTGGCGACGGTGATGGATGCTGTCCCGCATGCTGCACCGCTCTGTGGACTCTGATGACGAATGACTTCACCGAGCGAGTGGAAGCACCGTGGCGTGAATACTGAACTTTCGAGGCACAGCCTCAGATTGGAGAACGCAAATGGAACGCAACACTGAATGCAAGCGCGCTAGCCGTGATCGTGCACGCAACATCCGCAACCTGAAGAAGTACGGATACGAGGCGTGCAAGATCTGCTGGGAGACCTGTGTGATCCGTGGAGAAGGCCCGACCATGCAGTCGATCAACTCTGGCCTGCACTTCAACGCGACATCTGCCGCAATCGCGGCCTACGCCTTCGCGCTGCGCGAGGCCGGAGTGAGGAACTGACGGCTCGCGCCCCACCGCTCTCTTCGGAGAGCGGGACGGCCTGCGCTGTTGCAGGAGTTACTACCTCGAACGCGGCTCATGCCGCAAGGAGTCGAACATGGCGCGTTACACGCCGACATACTGGAACTGCAAGGGCGAACTTCAGGAGGTGTACGACATGCTGCACAAGGCTATCGTGCCTGAGACTGGTCGCGCGCCAACGCCGCACGGCAACGCGCTGCGGCAAGTCGCGAATCTGTATCACGAGGTCTACAACAACGGCGGCGGCAACGCTGCTGGGCAGAACGGTTTTGGTCTCAACCAGAGGTACAAGGATGCGATCGCTGCTGTCGTCGAAGGCGCAGCACTGGAGCCGGAGGATGCAAAGGTGCTGCGCCGCGCTCTTGTGCGCGGAGACGAGATGTGCAAGGGCGAGATGCCGAAGACAGCCCGACGCTTGGATGAAGTTGTGACGAAGGTCGTTCGACACGCGCTGGCTCAGACGCTGGCGACGATCAAGCGACCCAAGAACAACCGCGAACTGTGAAAGAAAGGAGACAGCCATGACTGCCAAACTGATCGCATACGAGAACGGTGAACTGAACGAAGAGGAGACTCTGAATCTCTTCGAGGAGTTGGTTGCGACTGGCCTCGCGTGGACGCTGCAAGGTGCATACGGTCGCACCGCGCAAGCGTTGCTGGAGGCTGGCTTGATCGGCCTGCGAGCAGCAGGCGTGAACTGACGGCACAAGACACGCACGCTCGCGCATGCGAGCGTGCTGTCCTGCATCGTCGCAGGATTCACTCACAAGAACGCCGCGAAGCGGCAAGGAGAGCACTATGAAGAAGAAGGCAAAGATCTGGCTCACGCACAACGGCGACCCGTATGTCCGAGGGTTCACTGGTACTGAAGAGGCCGATGATGGACGCACCTTCTACCGTGGAGATCTGGGAGTGCAGACGCGCGATTGGTGGCGCGCGTATGCACGAGCGAACGGTTACGAACTCGGCGAGGTGCGCCCGTTCAAGAAGGCGCGCCGCGCGTAAGCACACGCCGCTCATGCGGCAGAAAGGTCACTGACATGAAGACGATTCGGATCATCGGACTCGAACGACTGATGGAGGTGTTGGACGACGACGGCTCGCTGGCTGTTCGCGAGCAGTCTGAGGTGGCAGAACTGTTAGGCATCTCGCGCCACGCAGTCTCGTATCACGAACGCTCGGCGAAGGAGAAGATCGCGCACGCGATCCGAGAACTGGCTGCTGGAATGAGGCTGGAGCATGGCGGCGTAGCCGCGCGTGTGCTGGCTCGCTCCGGTCGCAGGAAGGCTGGTGCTCGATGACAGCCGGAGAGGATCGGTGTCTCAAGCAGGGCATCCTGCTCGGGCACGCCATCGCTGTTGTGTTTCAGATGGGTGGAGGAGAGGAGATGCAGACCGGATGGTCGTTCGTCTCTTACGGAGAGACTCCGATGCGCGCGAGCGATCGGATCCTTCGTGTCGGGCCGCTTCGATCATTCGTGTCTGTGTCTGGCGTTGAGTTCTTCGGAGTTGCTGGAGGCGGCGTTCAGGAACTCCTTGATCGCATGGCTGGCTCTGATGAGTTCAGGAACGAGCGCGATGATGCTGATGGAGTGCGAGACCTGTCGTGCGATCTCGCCTTCATGCGCGGCTTCGGTCTCACCCTGAGTGAGTACGGCATTCGACCAACGGTCGAGCAGCAGCGAATCGAAGGCTCGAACACCACAACATATCTGCTCGCAGCAGTGAAGCACGAGCAGCGAAAGGAGGTGCGTCATGCCGATGGGCCGCGCGCACATTGAGTTCATCAGATACTGCGTGAGATCGAAGGCCCGTCGAGACATGAAGGCCAAGCCGCACTACGCGGCAGACGCGCTTCGTCGTCTTCGGATTGCCGACGACTGTGATCGCATCATGCAGATGCTGTCACGGAACTGGCGAGCCGAGCCTCACGAGGTGGCGACGATGCTTGGATGGCAACCTCCACTCGTGCTGTTCGAGGGAAGCCTGAACGATGCCGCGCAGCAATGGCTGGATGCGAGGCATGCGGACTGGAGAGGGTCGCCGTGACGGAACGCGCCACGCACGCTCGCTCACGCGAGCGTGCTGGCCTGTGCCGTGTGGTGCAGGTGCTTGATTCAACACGATGCCAAGCGCATCAGAAAGGACACTGCTATGACAGTTGCAAAGTGGAATGAAGTGAAGGTCGGAGACTCGCGCCTCGTGCTGCACTGCGGAGCACACGCGGTCACGGAGAACGAGGTGTTCGCGTCGATCACGCCGGAGGCCACGGAGTCGCACTTCCCGATCCCGCACTCGATGCTGCTCCAGAGCGTGACGAACACGCTCTCGGATCTGGGTTGGGCCGTTCGCGAATCGGCGCACGCGCTGATGAATGACGGCGCGCGATACTTCGGTCTGCTCGCGATCCGACCGAAGGTCGAGTCGTCTGTGCTCGCCATCTCCGGTGACGGCACATTCGACTGGGTGATCGGTCTCCGCAACGCGCACGACAAGGCGTTCAGCGCGGACGGGATGCTCGGCAATCGCGTGTTCGTGTGCGACAACCTCGCGTTCAGCGGAAGGGCTGGAAGCGTGTTTCACTTCGCTCGCAAGCACACGCGCTACATCGAGCGCGATCTGCCGGGACTGGTTGCTGGGTCGTTCGGCAACATGGCGCGCGCGATGCACGACGAGAAGCGTCGTGTCGAGGTGTATCGAGCGCACGAGATCGGAGACGACGATCAGGTGCACGACTTTATGATTCGTGCGATGGATCGTCGTGCGATCACTCCGCAGCAACTTCCGCATGTGCTGAAGGAGTGGCGGCGCGATGACGGCCCGGGTGGTCTGGGCGAAGCCGCTCGTGAGCGAGACCCGGCCTTCGAGGCTCGCACTGCTTGGAGGCTGCTGAACTGCTTCACCGAGGTGGAGAAGCAGCGGCCATCGCCCGTCGCGAGCCCCGCTCGCAACGCGCGTCTGGTTGGTCTGCTCGATGGCCTCGTCGGCCTGTCGAGCAGCGCGGATACGGTGATCGACGCTGAGGTCGCCTGATACAGAACAAGGCGGAGGTGCGGTGGGTCATCCACGCACCTCCGCCTGTTCGTACCGCTCCGAACAACGGCGTTCGGAGTCTAGCCACTAACAACACGAAGGAGAACTATGAACACTGAAATGGTCACGACGCGCGATGTGGCTGATGCGTATGGAGTCTCGATCCGTCGCATCAATCAGATCGCGAACAAGCGAGGCATCGAGCCTCGCAAGGCAGGGCATGTCAACCTGTGGACAGCGCGTCAGGCTCGGCTGCTGAAGCCAGAGCGATCGGCGCATCTGTCGAAGCGGATTGGAGGCGCGCGATGATTACAGACAAGCAGCGTGAGGCTCGGATGAAGTCGCTGGGATCGAGCGACGCGCCAGTGATTCTCGGCGTTGATCCATTCCGAACGCCATACGATCTCTGGCTACAGAAGACATCGCGAGTTCCACAGACGAAGGAGAACGACGCGATGCGGCTTGGAAGCGTGCTGGAGATTCCGTTGCTGCAACTGGCTGGCGAGCGCATCGGCGCGCGTGTGGTCAGACCGAGCAGCGCATTCGTAGGTTGCTACCCGTACCTCAAGGCCAACATTGACGGCATGGTTGGAGAGGCGAAGCGAGGCTCGGACATCGTTGAGGTGAAGACGACGAGCAGCACCGAGGGTTGGGGAACTGAGGGAACCGATCAGGTTCCTGATCGCGTGCGAGTGCAGGTGGCGTTCCAGATGTCGTGCGCGAGCGCGAATCTGGCGCACATCGCCTGCCTCACTGGAGCCTTCGGTCTTCAGTTCAAGATGTACAGGATTCCGTATGACGCGGACTTCTGTGGGTATGTGATGGAACGGTGTGACGCATGGTGGCGCAAGCACATCGAGGGCGGAGAGCCGCCGCCAGAGCGAGGAACGCTCGACCTGCTCAAGCAGGTGCGCCGCACGGATGAGGCGGTGAACTTGGATCCGGCACTGTTCGAGGAAGAGCGTCGGCTCGCATCGGCACTGGCAGATGCGGAGAAGGCGCATGAGGCTGCGAAGGCGCGGCTCGTCACTGCACTTGGATCTGCTCGTCGCGGATTCGGTGGTCAGCACTCGATCAGCGTGATCGAGGTCGAGACTGACAGATTCGATCGCAAGGCATTCGAGGCGGAGCACGCCGATCTGGCTCGACAGTATGTCGTGCCGTCGTCGTACTCTCGCATCGACATTCGCACCAAGAAGGAGAAGCCATGACACGCACGAAGGACAAGATCGTTGAGCACATGAACGCACCCAACCAGCACGCGATCGACCTCAAGGAAGAGATCGACAGCCAGACTCGCACTTGGGAATGGCGACTGGTCGCGGCTCAGGCCGCGATGTCTCGCGTGGTGAAGGACTCACGCGTTGCATTCGGCAACCAGCGATACGCCTACACGAGCGCGGAGGACATGATCGGCGCGTGCCGCGAAGCACTTCTCAGTGCGGGCCTCGCACTGACGCGCTCGTGGGACATCGTTCACTCTGAGCATGGGACTGTGGTGCTGAGTCACTTCTCGCTGCACCACACGAACGGAACGGTGTCGATGGGATCGTGCCCCTTCCCTGTCATCGGACAGAACGGAAAGGGTGAGGACAAGAGTGTTGCTACCGCACTGACGAGTTCGCTGGCGTACTTCCTTCGTGACCTGCTGATGGTTCCGAAGGAGGACGACGCGCAGCAGATGGTCAAGGCTCCAGAGATGGATGCGCGTGACGACCGAACTCAGAATGGCGCGCAGGTGATTGGCGTTCAGGGCACAGTCGCGCTGCTTCGGAAACTCAAGGCGGCGAATGCGACCGTCGCTGAGGTCGTCGAGGTGATGGCGAAGGCGGGACTGCATCCGCCAGAGAATCTTGAGCAGTGGCCTCGCACGCTCCTGCCTCGAATCGACAAGTGGCTTGAGAAGCGCGTGGCAACCGTTGACAGTGGAAAAATCTCGGATTCACCACAGCAGGCGGCTGGAGTCGAGGCATAATGCTCGACCCCATCTGATCGCCATCGCTCTCATGGCGCGACTCCTCAGGGAGTGAGAGCAGCGAGCCGACATCGCTTCGTTCAGGTCGATCGCGCCAGTGTGCTGATGTGCACACGCTGGCAGAGTCAGGGATGTGGCGACTACCCTGATCCGCTCTAGTAGAGCGCGCTCCACAGTACAGGAAGCGACTGCACAGCGAGCAGTGAAATGGTGAGATGTACTGCATGCGACCGATGCCGTGACAAGCAACGCGCCGCAGGCGACCGAGTAGTTGGGTCGCCTGCTCACTCCGCCGCAACAAGCAAACGAACGGAAGGATTCGATCGTGAAGAAGAAGAAGCAGATGGGTGTGATCGAGACTGGTACGCAAGAGATTCCGCTGACGAGCCTGACTCTCGTAGCGGACACGCAGGCTCGAACTGGGCTGCGTGAGAATGTGCTGGAGGACTACGCGGAGGCGATGCGCGATGGCGCAAAGTTCCCTCCGATCAGTGTGGTGTCCGATGGCTCGACGACATGGGTCTGGGATGGTTGGCATCGCGTGGTTGCTGCTCGCAGCATCGACGCGAATGCTGACATCGCGGCAAGCGTCATTCACGGAACGCTTGACGATGCGATCTGGTTGGCCGCGTCTGCCAATCGAACGCATGGATGCAGGCGCACCAACACCGACAAGGTGCGTGCGCTGATGCTGGCTCTACGCGTCAGGCCAGACGAGTCTCTCCGCGTGATCGCCGAGTGGTGCGGCGTATCGCACGAGATGGTCAGGCAGTACAAGCAGAGCCTGCAAGCCTCAGCAGAGATCGAGCAGGCTGCTGTGGAGGTCGCAGACGGTCAGGGTGTCGAAGTGATCGAGGAAGGAACGCCAGTGTCGCAAGCGATGTCTGGTGCTCAGGCCGCGATCTCTCTCGTCTTGAAGGCGATTGATGCTCTGGAGACGAAGGTCGAGGCTCTCGCAGACTCGAAGCACGGAGCGTGGATCAATCGCCAGTCTGTGATGAGCGATATCTCGAACGCTCGGAGCGCAGTCGCCCACGCGGCTCCGCACGAGCAGTGCCCGGTGTGTGTGGGATCCGGGTGCGCGACCTGCCGTGAACTCGGTTGGGTGTCACGCAAGCAGTGGCAACTCATTCCGAAGCGGAAGACTGGTGAACGCGGCAACTGAGGTTGTCGCTGATCGAGGTGGAACTGGGACGGCGGGTGATTCACGGGAATCATCCGCCGTCTCTCATTACCGAAAGGGCAAGCATGGAACTTCGCAAGTATCAGGACGACGCTGTGCGCGCGGCGATGGAATCGCTGCGCGGTGGCGGCTCGACACTGCTCGTGATGGCAACTGGTCTGGGCAAGACGGTCGTGTTCTCTGAGATCATTCGGCGATACATGGCTCAGGGCACTGGCAGGCGCGCGCTGGTGCTGGCGCATCGAGCCGAACTCATTCATCAGGCTGCGGAGAAGATCCGCGCGATCGTTGGATGCGATGTCGAGATCGAGATGGGAGATCTGCGAGCGCATGAGGATCGCTTCTACCGCGCTCCTGTCGTCGTGAGCAGCGTGGCTACTCAGGTCGCCGGGAGCGGTGATCGGAAGCGCATGCACAAGTTCAACCCTGAGCACTTCGGGATTGTCGTCGTCGATGAGGCGCATCACGCTGTCGCTGGATCGTATGAGCGAACGCTCGCGCACTACATGCAGGGCAACCGTTGCAGGCTGCTTGGAGTGACTGCGACTCCCGATCGAGCCGACGAGATTGCGCTCGGCAAGGTCTTTGGCTCAGTGTGCTTCGAGTACGGGATCAGGCAGGGCATCGAGGATGGCTGGCTCGCTCCGATCATGCAGCGAATGGTCAGTGTGCGATCGTTGGACTACAGCCAGTGCCGCACGACCGCTGGAGATCTGAACGGCGCAGACCTCGATGGAGTGATGCAGTACGAGGAGACCCTGCATGGGATGGTGTATCCGACGATCGAGATCGCTGGAGACCGTCGCGGACTCATCTTTGCGGCCAGTGTGGCGCACGCGGATCGCGTCGCCGAGATCATCAACCGACACCGTGCCGGGTCTGCTGTCTCTGTCAACGCATCGACTCCGGCAGACGATCGAAGGAACCTGTTCCGTGGATTCTCCGAGGGTCGATACCAGTGGCTCGTGAATGTGGGTGTGGCTACCGAGGGCTGGGATGACTCGGCACTCGATCGGCGCGGCGTGCAGATCGTCGCGATGATGAGGCCAACCAAGTCACGCGCTCTGTACTCGCAGATGATCGGTCGCGGCACGAGGCCGCTTCCGGGCTGCGTCGATGGGATCGAAGGGGCAGATGCGCGCCGTCGAGCGATCGCATCGAGCGCGAAGCCTCACATCACGGTGCTCGACTACTGCGGCAACGCTGGCCGCCATCGCTTGGTTCACTGTGCAGACGCGTTGGCTGGCAAGGATCGAGATGTGATTGCCGACCGCGCTGGTGCTGCGATGCGTCGTGATGCCGTGGACGCTGATGTGGATGTGCTCGCGCTGATGACGCGCGAGGAGGCTGAGTTGAAGCGCGAGCAGGAGGCCGAGCGTCGTCGAGGGCTTCGGGTGAAGGCCGCATATGTGAGCGCGCTGATCGACCCATTCGCTCTAGTCGATCTCGCTCCTGATCGACAGCAGGCATGGGAGAAGGGGATCCCTGCATCGGAGAAGCAGTTGAGTGTGCTCCGTAGGCTGAAGGTTGGAATCCCTGACAGGCTCACGCGCAAGGAGGCGAGCAGGTTGATCGACGCGGCGATCTCGACACCGACACCGAAGCAGTCTGCTGTGCTGCTGAGGGCTGGACTCGATCCAGCGAACTACGACAGGCGATCTGCCAGCGCGGCGATCGACCAGATCATGCAAGGCAAGGAGGCAACCAGATGACCGAGGTGGAACCGAAGTACAAGACAGACGAGTTCGTGTTCGTCCGTGCACGCGTTGTGAAGCACGCCAGTCAGATCCCAACGCTTCAAGGATTGCAGGGCACTCAGAATGAGTGGGTGCTTGCGATGGTGAACGGTGCTGGGAAGGAACTGATGGACACTCCGATCCTCT